AAAGGTTGTCAAGAAGGATGGGTTTCAGGTCAGAAGCATAGACGCAGATCGAAGCAATAGATTAATTATTAAAAAAAGTAAAAACTAAAAACTAAAAAAAATGGCTGGATCATTAGCATCGAGTCCAGGTGTAGCAATTACACCTAGCTCGGTAAAGGCAACATTGCCTACGAATTATATCACCAATTTCGACTTCTTAACACAGTATCTTCCAGATACTTACGAAGCTGAATTTGAGCGATATGGAAACAGATCAATCTCATCATTCTTGAGAATGGTCGGTGCGGAACTTCCTACAAACTCTGACTTAATTAAATGGGCAGAGCAGGGACGTTTACACACAAAATATACTGGATTAGCAAACAGTGCTTTCGCTCATACTGCAGGTTCTGCGACACAGAGATTTACTCTTGCGTCTGGTGCATGTGTATTTAGAGTTAATCAGACGGTTTTATTGTCTGACGAAAGTTCTTCTGTATCTAAGAAGGCTTTAATTACTGCAGTTGATTCTGCTGGAGCTCACTTTGATGTAGCTTACTACTCTTTAGAGACTTCTAATCCTTTTGGATCTAACACTGTTACTTCATTCGTTTACGGATCAGAGTTTCAAAAAGGATCTTCAGGGATGTCTGGATCTTTAGAGGCTGAGGATGATATCTTCGAGTGTAAGCCAATCATCATCAAGGATAACTACGAGGTATCAGGATCTGATATGGCTCAAGTTGGATGGGTTGAGGTTACAACTGAGAACGGTGCGACTGGATACCTTTGGTACCTGAAGTCAGAGCACGAGACTCGTCTACGATTTGAGGACTACTTAGAGATGTCTATGGTTGAAGGTGTTCCTGCTGCGACAGGTTCAGCTGCTGAGAGTAATTTATCTGACAACAGTTCTGCTGGTACAGTTAACGCTGGTACTCAGGGTATGTTTGACACTATCGAGGATAGAGGTAACGTATGGTCAGGTGGTAATCCATCTGCATTGGCAGACTTTGATACAATCATTCAACGTCTTGACAAGCAGGGAGCTATCGCTGAGAACGTATTGTTCTTAAACCGTCAGTTCTCTTTCGATATCGATGACATGTTGGCTGCTCAAAACTCTTACGGAGCTGGTGGTACATCTTACGGATTGTTTGACAACTCTGAAGAGATGGCACTTAACCTTGGATTCTCTGGATTCAAGAGAGGTTATGAGTTCTATAAGACTGACTGGAAATACTTAAACGATGCTACGCTTCGTGGAGGTCTAGTTGGTGGAGCTATCAACGGTGTACTTGTACCTGCTGGTACAACTACAGTTTACGATCAAGTTCTTGGTAAGAACGCTAAACGTCCATTCTTACATGTACGTTACAGAGCTTCTGAGGCTGAGGATCGTCGATACAAAACTTGGATGACAGGTTCTGCAGGTGGTGCGATGACTAACGACATCGACAAAATGCAGGTTAACTTCTTGTCAGAAAGAGCACTTTGTGTTATGGGAGCTAATAACTTCGTATTATTCAAAGGATAATATAGACTATTTATATACCAGGGGCTTCGGCCCCTGGTTTTTATTGTAAAATTTTAATTAAATAAAAATGAAAAAAAGAAAATCAATACTAGAACCTAAGGATAGAATCTATCTATTAAAGGGAGAGAAGCAGCCACTGGCGTATTTTATAGCTTCCAAAGACACACCAAGAAAAAGATTACTGTACTACGACGAGGAAAATAATATGAGTAGACCTCTTCGTTATGCAAGAAACTCAAACTCACCATTTGTCGATGAGCAGGATAAGAATGTTATTCTTGAGCCTGTTGTATTTGAGGATGGAATGCTAAGGGTTTCAAAAAAAAATCCCGTACTTCAGGAGTTTTTACACTACCATCCAGAGAACGGAGTAGAGTTCTACGAGTTTGACAACGAGAAGGATGCTCAGGAGGATGTAGAGTTTTTATATAATGAGCTTGATGCCCAGCTTATGGCTAGAGATATGGAGTTCGTTATGATGGAGGCTGTAGCTAACGTACTGCTTGGAGGTAAGGTTTCTAAGATGACAAGTGCCGAGATTAAGAGAGATATCATGCTCTATGCAAAAAGATATCCACAGGACTTTATGGAGACGGTTAATGATCCTTCTTTGAGGGTGAATAATATAGCTTCAAAGGCTCTATCTGACGGATATCTGTCATTTAGAAATAATAAGAAGGATATATACTTTAACTTGAAGGAGAACAAGAAGAAGCTTATGACTGTGCCTTTCGGAGAGGATCCAGTATATGTGCTGGCTTCGTATCTACAGTCAAATGACGGTCTTGAGTTGTTCAAGTTCTTGGACGACAAGATATCTGAGAATTAGTATATTTGTGGTATTATTAACCCATTAAATTTTTTAACAATGGAAAAATTTTTAAATATTACAGGAACGGCAACAACAGCTTTTGCAGGAGAGCAATTAGTGTCTTGCAATGGAATTAAAACAATCATGTCTGCTAGTGCCACAGCAACAGCTACTCTTATTGAGTACGCTGATGGTACTACAACTACTGTTAATACAGCGGCTCAAGTTGGTTTTGATGTAGTAAAAGAGTTGAATAAGCATGTTAAAGCTGCTTTACAGACTTCTTGGACTAATCCCGTTTACGATTGTACGTTACCTAAAGCAGTTTCTGCTACAGGTATAGTTAATGCTTAACATTAAAAGTTAACGCACGAGACTGAGGGCACTTTTTAACTAAAGTGCCTTTTTTTATTTATCTTTGTTAAAACGACATAGATGATTAACGAAGTAAGGAATACCGTACTATCTATAATAAGCAAAGACAACAGGGGATACATAACTCCATTTGAGTTCAACCTATTTGCAAAGCAGGCACAGCTTGAGATATTTGAGCAGTACATATACTCCTATAGCAATGCTATAGTTAAGGAGAATGCAAGGCTTCATGGAGAGGGATATGCAGACATACCTAAAAAGATTTCAGATGTATTGGATACATTCTTTATAAATGCAAACCTTACATATACAGGATCTGAGTTTACACCTCCAACAGACTACTACTTTGTAGATAAGTTGGTATATAACAACTCTGTTGAGATAGAGGAGGTAAGCCACAGGAAGATACTAAATCTTATAAGCTCAAACTTGACTGCACCTACGGTTGCATATCCAGTTTACACTCTTGATAATGTTGGGTTCAGTGTATATCCCACCAGTATAATATCAAACGTACAGATAAACTATGTCAGGTATCCATTAGATCCAAAATGGACATATATAGCTACAAGTGCTTCAGATTCAGATCCTTTGTTTTACCCATCGGCATCTGACTATCAGGACTTTGAGTTGCCCAAGAGTGACTTTTCAAACTTAGTTATAAAGATATTACAATACTCTGGGGTTTCTATAAGAGAGGCTGACATTATACAGGCAGCCAAGTCTGAGGAACTTCAAGACGCACAACAAAAACAATAGACAATGGGATACATTACTAACTATCAGTACTATACAAATGGTGGAGTTATACCTGAAGACAGCAACTGGGGGTCATATCAGTATGTACCAATGTCTGACATAGTTAACAACTTCATGCTTATGTATGTAGGTAACGACAAGCTTGTAAACAATGTAGACAGGTATACCGTTATATTTCACGCAAAGAGAGCTATACAGGAGCTTAACTATGACGCACTAAGGAATATAAAGGTTATAGAGCAGGAGATGGGTGACGAGCTGAAGATGGTCATGCCTCCAGACTATATAAACTACGTAAGGATATCAGTACTTAGCGGAAACGTATTACTGCCTCTAACAGAGAATAGGAGACCAATGTCTGCAACTGGATACCTTCAGGACAACAACCTAGACATCATATTCGATGCGGATGGAGAGATAGTGACTGGAGATTCCAAGGTTGACATACTTAGGCAGCAGAAGACTCTATATACTGGAGGTGGTGCATACAACGGGTGCTACGGATGGAACTTTAACGGTGACTGGTACTTTGGTTATGCGATGGGCGGACGCTACGGCTTAGATCCTGAGGATGCAAATACAAACCCTAAGTTCAGCATAAATAAGGCGGCAGGTGTTATAGACTTCTCTTCTGGCATAGAAAACAAATCCATAGTACTTGAATACATATCTGACGGAATGGAGAACGGTGACGACTCCAAGATAAGCGTCAACAAGCTTGCCGATGAATATATATATAGATACCTAAAGTGGGCATTACTGAACAACAAGTATGGCGTACAGGAGTACATAATAAACAGGGTCAGAAAGGAAAAGATAGCCACCCTAAGGAATGCAAAGATTAGACTAAGTAATCTACACCCTTCAAGACTTTTAATGAGCTTGAGAGGTAGAGCTAAATGGATTAAATAAGTATGGAACTAAAGAAGACTTTCCTTGCGGGTAAGATGAATAAGGACCTTGACGAGAGACTTCTCTCTGGCGGTCAGTATGAGGATGCCTTGAATATTACTATAGACACATCTGAGGGTTCCAATATAGGATCCATAACAAACTCACTTGGCAACACTGTGGTTGGTAACATAACCACAATACTAAGCACGTACTCTATAGGATCTACAAATGCAAGAGCTGTGGGTGCAGTAGCTTACGAGCCTCTGAACCTTATATACTGGTTTGTTTCTGCAGACGAGTATGACGCAATATTTGAGTACAGTGAGATCACTGGCACTATGGAGGAGGTACTTATATGTACAAAGGCAAGTGCAAGCACACCTAGCAAGCTAAATCTAAGCAAGGAGCACCTTATAACAGGGGTAAATTACCTGCCTAGCCACAAGGATAGCGGTGCACTTTTGCTTTGGACGGATAACTATAACCCGCCTAGAAAGATAAACATAAAGAGAGCCAAGAGCTATTCTGTTGATGACAGCCGTATAGACATAGATATAGACGTAATACTTAGACCGCCATTGAAGGCACCAGTCATATATCCAGTGAAGACCGATGAGGTTCTTTCTAACAATATGGAGGAGAGATTCGTGTATTTTGCATACAGGTACAAGTATGTAGATAACGAGTACAGCTCGATGTCTCCATTTTCAGCCGTCGCATTCCAGCCTTCAGAATACTCTATAGACTTCTTGGCTGGGATAAACAAGGCGATGATCAACGAGTACAACCAGTGTAGGATAGTCTTTGAGACTGGTAATGAGTTTGTTAAAGAGATTCAACTGCTTGCGTTTGACACAAGAAGCCTAAATGTAAAGATAATCAAGTCTGTAGACAAGGACAGTGACAATAACAATCTTATACAGTCCAATAGCGTGTCTGACTATATCTTTGACAATAACAAGATATATGCACCTCTAACGTCTGATCAGGTTACCAGACTGTTTGACAATGTGCCTCTTCTTGCTAAGTCACAGGAGCTTATAGGTAACAGGCTTGTATATGGAAACTACACTCAGTTTAGAGATATCATTGACACTGACGGTGTAAATATAGATATGGACTTCAGTGTGGACTATGTATCTACATCCACGACAGAGAACACTCCGATACAGACATTTAGGACAGACAGGGATTACGAGGTTGGCGTCATATATGGCGATGACTATGGAAGGATGACAACGGCCCTTATAAGCGACAGGAACTCTATATATATACCTCCATCAGTTTCAAACAAGGGTAACAGTATAAAGGTAAATATAAAGAACAACCCTCCAGTTTGGGCTACAAACTACAGGCTTGTGGTTAAGCAGGCTAAGAAGGAGTACTACAACATATTCCCTATATGGTTTTATACAGACGGTGCATACAGGTACTTTAGAATAAATGAGTCAGACAGGGATAAGTTTGCGGTAGGTGACTATGTGATATTCAAGGCAGATGGCACGGGTCCTACATTTACAAACACCCAGTACAAGATACTTGAGTTTGAGTCTAAGCCATTTAATTTTTTAGATAACGAGGAATCGACTGGTTTATATTTTAAGATAAAGGTTGAAGACACGGCTGACTTTAATGAAAGCTCATTAGATAACTATGGATGGTTAGGTTCAGGTGGTAATTCAATAGATTTTAACTTATTTGGAGGTAATGAATTTATTGAGCATCCAGTTAGAGGAAGCTTTAGTATTAGAGGAGATAAAACTATATTCTACGGAGATGGGGATCA